ATCACATTTGCATTCTCCGTAGCCGGATCAATAGGCTGCGGCTGCGGTGGTGGAGGCAGGATGTTATCAATATCCTTCACGTCCAGAGCGTCATACATGCGTCTGTACGCCTCGTAGAGGTTGTGCATCTGTGGGGCCGCTTGAGCAAGCTGAAGCTGCGTCTGTGCCAGCGACAGGCGCTGAGACATGGAGAAGATTGATGGGTCGCTGACAGGGAGGATGTCAACGCGCCCATCAAAGTCCTGTGCCATAATCTGTGGCGGTACGTTTGCACCCACAAAGTAAGGATATGGCATAGGGTTGTCAGCAAAAATCTCTGCCAACAATCTAAATTCATTCTTTTGTCCATAATGCAAGCGCTTATGGATGCTCGAGATTATTTTTGATCCCTGCTCGATAAGTGCCACCGTAGTTCCCACGGGAGCTTGTGAGTTGACGTCGGCGATCTTTGCGTCTGCGACTTGGGCAAATCTTCGGCCCGAATCAACAACCACCCCGAGCAGTTGAGCCAGTGTACCAGAAGGTTCTTTGTACGGCAGGGGAATAATAGCATTCCGCAAGTCACCACCGGGAGCATCAATATCACGAAACTCGCCGGGAGAAAGCGGTTCATCATCATTGCGTATCCGAACGCCCCTAGCTTTGAAGCCAGCGGGGAGATTCGAGAGTGTGCCAGCGTCAATAAGCTGACGAAGGATCGAGGTTGCAGCACGGGATAATCCACCTATAGTATGCAGTAAACCAAAGCCATAGAAACCAAAACCGGGCAAAAACTTATAATGCACAAAGTACTGACGCTTGCGTCGTAGTGGATCCATTTCTCTGTAGTTTCTAACCACTGAGAGAACCTCTCCAGAAGCCTCGTCAATCGTGACAATGTAGGGTAGCTTGATACCCGTTGGCTCACCCATCTCGTCAAGGTCCTCAAACCCCTCAAGATCGAGGTCAGTATGTATCTCAAGCAAAGTGTGAACATCATCATTATATGAAGGCCGAATACCCTGCAATTCATTAGTAGTGCTTCTAATCGGTCCTTGAGCATTTTCATCCTCCTCGTGAGCCTGTAAATCAATATCACGGTACACCCCGGCAACCTGCATCTTACGAAGCTCATTCTCCGTGTACCGAACCACATGAGTTACCCGCTCCGCTGTGTTTAAATCACTGGCAGTGTACGGCACCACCAAATCTTCAGCTGGAACAAACTTGCTGACAGCCCTCTGTCTTGCCGGATCAAAGTAAACCTTCTTAAAAGTCGAACCCGTTAAAGGCAAATAGAACAGCATCTGATCCGTGTCCGGATCAAACTCTTCCATCACCTCGGTAATCTGATAATTCATGAAGTCGCTGACGCGCTGGGCCTGCTCTTCGGTCTCTCTGGTCGGAGTTCCGAGGACCGAGGCTTTAACTGGACCACCCGCTGGCAACATTTCCTTATACGCCTGCGCCTGAAACTGCGTTACCGCTTCACTTAACAATGGATGGTGTACGCCACTAGCACCAAGAAACGGCTCAGACCGCTCCTCGTAGTTCACACCCAATAACTTCAAACCCTTGCCAATGGCCTCGGCCCAATCGTCACGGGACTCCTTGTCCTGCTCGAACCTGTCCTGAAGATCCGAGGACAGCGAACCGAGGACCGAGTCGTCAAGTACTTCAGCCAAGTTGGCGTTGTGATCGTACGCCGCAGCTTGGACCTCGATCATCTGTTCTTCGCCAATCATCTCTATGCCGTCAGGAAGCTGGTCCTCGAGGGGTAGCTCAACCTGCATTTCTTCTGGCATTAGGTCAGCAGGACCGCCGGGACCCATAGCCATGTCTGTCATTTGTGGGGGTAGTGCCATTAAAATAAACTCCTAATGCTATGAATATAGCCTAAACAGGTCGCCAATACCAGTGCGAAGGTCAACCGGGCCGCCTTTTGCGCGGCGAAGGGGCTTTTTCAGTGCTTCTCCGATCTTGGATCCGGGGCTAATATTTAATATTTGTGACGGGTAGTTACCCACTGTCACCGTAGAACCGCCACGAATTTGACTGATAGCTTCTAATCCCTGAGATGTTTGCATAAGGTCAAGCCCTGATGTTCCTTCGGGGCCGACCATAGCGTCCGGGACATTTTTAACCAAACTTTGTAACCCTTTATTTACAGAACCCTGATATGTGGGTTTAAATAAATCTGGGTCCAGTTCCCTTGCCTCTGCTATGTCAACATAGTTTGGAAAGTTTACATATTTAATTGGTGAGGAACCATATCCTAGCTCTGCTCCCTGAATCTCTTTCGGAAATACTCTAGTGGCATGCTCAAAAAACTGCTGCTGGTTTCTAAACGGCGGAGCAAATATAAATCCATTCATGCCGTTTGAGTTAACAGTTTTAGCAAGAGTCGTTTGAAGTTCTCTAAGAAGCTCTGCCCTTTGTGAGGGCAGCTCTTGTATGGCCTGCTGCACCTTTTTCTCAGCATCTATGTAATTCGCAACAACTTTCTGCGTCTGAGGACTAGTTGTGGATAGTGTCATTTCATAACTGTCTACAGCTTGCTGTAGGTCAACGATCTCACTTAGCTCACTGATGCTTGGGAAATCTTTATCCTGACGCCGCATTTGTGCAGTGATTATATATTTTTCCAAGGTGTCATTAAGTGGTTCAGTAAGAAATGTTGTATCATAGTTAAAATCAGTGTAGTCAGTTCTCATTTGATTTAATTGTTGTTCTACAACATCTTCGGAAATGTTGTACATTTCTGCTAGTTCTTTAACCTCCAATTCCATTTCATCTGCAATACTCGTGATCTCATCCCGAACCTTTGGATCTGACAAGAGCTTGGGTGTTAGCTCCCTTTGAAACTGATTTCCCAAACCTTTATACGGGCTTAACATAATCGGACGTAACCCCTCGTACATTCCCCCTGCTTCAAACTCAGACTGAATATCAAGGCGGTTGTTCATGGCAAACCGCTGTATCTCTTGTCCTGCAACAGGGGAATGAAACAAGCGGTCAGCCATTCGTTGTCGAATGTATCTTTCGAGCGCATCTGCATAAGTCCTGTCCGGAGAGGCAGCCATATTACCTGCATCTATATCGGTGGCGATTGCTTCGTCAAATCGATGTTTTGTCGTCGCTGCACTTTGTTCTGGTGTAGCAAAGGTGGACTTACCATAAAATCTTGATGTTTTCACCGCGTTAATCAGGTCGCCCTGTGTTGCAATCATTGCCTGTGCGTCCATCAATGCCGCACCTTCTTCCGCATTGCTTGGGGTGATGTCCGAGACAGGTCTCCTGAGTTCCATTAGCTCATCTACACCGTCTTGTACCTCCCCTGTCAAATAAACTCGTTTACCTGTTATTCCAGCATTGGCATCCTTAACAGCCGACAAAACACCGTTTTTGTCTTGGTTTGCAGCAAAGGCGCTATACCCTCTTACAATGTCGCTTTGAATTTCACCGACATTTGCAGTGTTCGCAAAGTCCGGGCCACCGTCATAGTTTTCAGTTACTTGAAATCTAATATGTCCATAATAGCCGGGCACGGTATCGTAGTATCTATGGCCTTCCAACCCTTGTAATCGTATGGCATTGTTAAGATCACCTGATTCTTTAGCTGCGGCTGATGGGTAAAAAAATGCCTTTTCTCCTACGCTAAATACGGTAGTGCCCGTATCGTGATCTGCGTACCCAGCGCGATCAATAAGCTGCGATTGACTGTATCTATTCAGATCGTCGTGCAACAGTGGATTGAGAACCGCGTCTTTGTAACGCCCGGGCAACACGGCACCATTCAATAACGCCTTCCTCGTAAAAGTGGTCACATAACTCTGCGGCACCGTGTCGTTGTAAAGAATATTTAGTTCAGTCTCAGTGTATTTCTTATTAGGGTTGTTTTTGAGCGTGGTTTCAAACTGTGTGCCTTTAATCTCAGGCAATACTCCCGCATCCTTACTCAATGTATTTAAAACCTGCCCACCCGGCATACCCTTTGACGACAGACCAAGATTCTGTATCGATGTCAGCGTTGGCGAGTAGGTTATGACCTTTGCTTCAAACGGATTGCTGATGCTCTGATTTACCGTATATTTGGACTGAGTGTTAATATAATCATCAAAACCAGCAGCAGTAGGAACAAAAGCTGGCTCCTGTGCCCCCGGGAAGACAACAGACTGGTCAGTCGTGGCAAACAAGGGGTTACCCTTGTCCAAAGGCACACCACCCTGTGCACCGACGGAAGGAAGACGAGCTTCTTCTAGCGGATCGAGGACCGAGGATGGAGTTTCAGGAAGCGTGGTTACAGGCTCAAGAGGCGCACCATAAGCCGTTTCAGCGGTCGGAGTATCAAGCTGCGCGGTGCTCGTTCCTGTGAGTTCCTTACCTTGGCCTTTCTTTCCCTTAAAAGCAGCGCCAAACAATCTAGATAGGCCCTTAGTAGCACCAGCTACGTTTAAGGTACTGCCAATTATGTCACCAGCAAACTCAGGGCCGCTGCCCGTAGGGCGACGGTAGGACCCACCTAGTGCCTCGATGCCAGTAGCATACTTGTCAATCAGGTAGTCTGAACCTAGAAAAGGTTTTTCTGAATCTAAGCCAACTACACCTAACGCCATGTTGGCAAGGTCTACAGGACCGCCAACAATACGAAAGGGAGCAAACTTTGCTCCTTCTAGAAATTCACGTTGAAACTCAGCGCGTCTCTGTGCGCGGAACTCGGGGTCTGCGTCCATGCGCTGGGCAATAGCAGCATCTTCCTGAAGCTTTTTGTTTTCAGGATTCTTTTTTGCCAGTTCAACTAGTAGTTCAGTAGTTATCATTATGCCAGCCTTGTCGGTTTGCGCTTTTCAGGCAGCATTAACTTGGAGAAACGATTGGGCACTAGTCGTATCTGGGGCTTAATAGTATTCCCTTTTACGATTCGAGGGGAGCCAGTCTTCAAGTTCTTCTCCGTTTAAACTGATGAAGCCACCCTGTCGAAAACGCAGTAGGGCCATTGTCATACTATCACAAAAGTCATCGTGTTCGCCATTCGGAAATGAGGCTACCTCCTCAATAACTTCGTCAGCAAACTTTTCACCAGCAGGATACCATACTTTTTCGGATTCGAAAATGGGGGAAACCATATGCATACGAGTGGTTTTGTCCATTCCACCCCCACCCCGTTTACGACCCGGAGCAAAAGTAGCCACAGGGAGGTTCAGTAACCTCATCTCGTCAGCCAAGGGTTGACCAGAAGCCTTGGCTTCAATCAACATCAAGTCCGGTTCCCAGTACTCGTGCTCCTCCAAAGCGATCTGTTTCAACTCCGGGAAGTTCCAACGACCGCGCTTCGCGTCCAAAAGGATCAAATGCTCGTCACCGTTGCCGTGCGGCTGAAAGACACCCCACGTCGTGATGGCAGAAAAGTCAGCGGTTTCCTTCTTAGAGTACGCTGTATCGTACGATTGAATGATGTAGTCCAAGTTTGGGATGTCTTCCTCTTTCCACGGCTGCCACCACTCCCGTTTGATGACAGCGGTTTCTTCAGAAGTGGGATCTTGTTGCCACTGGGCATTCCATTTGCCGACAGACAGTGAAGCTTTTACCTTGAGCAGCTCGTCTTTATTCCAAAATTCAGGCCAGAGTGGTTCCCCCGAAGGCATAATGGCAGGGAATTCCACCACCTCCCATTGGTCAGACATCATATCTCTTGACTGAGCTTGCAGTAACCTGCCCGTCAGGTCTTTCTTTGACCACCGGGTTTGAACGATGATGATCGAACCCCCCGGCTGGAGTCTCTGTCTAGGACCCGAGGTGTACCATTCGTAGGTGTTGTCATAGGCTGTGCTAGATAACGCATCTTGTTCCGAGTGCGGATCGTCAATAATCAGTAAGTCCGCACCACGACCAGTCATTGCAGCGCCCACCCCGGCTGCAAAATATTCCCCACCAGCGCTGGTCTCCCATCGACCTGCCGCT